GGCATATCTCCATCTGATCCTATCCTATGAAAGACTTGAGCACTGCTGTTAATTCTCATCCTTGTTGAATTTGCCATAATTTATCTTATTTGTTGCTGGGAAGATGCAAATGCCTGATTGTATTCCTGCTTTAAATCCTGCAGTCTTGCAACTTTCCATTGATATTCTGCTGATTTTTCAGCCATTTCCTGTTGATAAGTTTGAACATCGCTTCCTATAGTTGCTTGATATCTCTGTAAGTCAGATGAATACTTTTGAAGTTCTAAAGTATAATCTTGAAGTGATGCCTGTAGGGTAAGGTCTGCTTCTTTTTGGGCTTCCTGTGCATCTAATTGTGCCTGTTGTATTCCTTTCTGTAAAGATGCCTGGTATTCTGCATTGGCAGCATTGTATTCATTTAATTTATTTTGCATAGCTTGACTGTATGCTTGTATATAAGTAGAAATTTTCTGTATCTGCGATGATGCTAATTCAATATCTTCTGAGTCTTCTATATAATCAGCTAAGACTTCCCACCAATCGCTGACATCCTGCTGATCTCCATCGGTTCCAGCGGCACCAGTAGTAATTGCGGCTGTCAGTTCTTCAGATATTCCACCTACAGCTGGAGGTGTGTATGATGGAGGAACGCCTATTAAAACATTAGTAGATGCAACGCCAGGAGAAGATATAGCTGGAAGAGCTGGAGTTGCTGGTAATACTGCAGTAGAACTGAAAGTAGAAATATCTACAGAAGATAGAGAACTTTGTAAAGATTTTATACTAGCATATAATATCACTAGGTATATCTTATCATTTGGAAAGAATTTTATACCAGTACTGGCATGATCTAATGCGGTCCCATCCGTCTCTGCAGGTGAATTATTTACATAATAAACCTTAAATGCATTAGGATCAGAACCTGGGGCAGGAAAAACGCTTATGCCCCCGTTGTCAAGAATTGTATATACAGGATTATGGGTAGTGGCAAGATGAAGACTTCCAGTCGCTACTGCCTGCCCCTGCTTTGAAGGGTGAATCTTTGAACACTCTCTCCAATCGTTATCTGTTCCAGACTCTCTAATTACAGAAGTAATTTTAGCTCCGTTTATATCCAGCCCTTGAGATGTCTGTTCGGATGAAACAGCCAGGAACATGTGGTCATCTGATGGTTTTATTTTCAGATGCCTATCAGTTACATCAATAACACCGTCATTTAAAAATGTCGAAAATTCTGCCCGACTAGGAGCAGTAGAGCTTGCGTCTATCGTCAAGCCTGTTAGTCCCATTGCTTGTTCTTGAAAATCTGCCATATTTAATTCGAGGGGAGACTATTAATCTCCCCCCGAGTTTAGTTAGCTGTTAAGAAGCATCAACAGTAGCTTTTGTTGATCCACTACAATACCAGTTTGTACCATCACAAAGAATATCAATCGTATCATTAATTGCACCAGCATTTAATGTTAAAGATGATACTGTTTCGTGTATGTCTCTACCAGTATTTGTTGCATGATCAGTACCATAGCTACCATGATAGTATATCTTACTTGCACCACCAGATACCACATGTTCACTTGCATCACCAGATATAACCTTAAAGCTAAATCCAGTAAAGGAACTTGATATAGTAGGTAATGTAACAGTAATTGCACTACCAGATAGAATGAAAGCTTTTCCATGATCAGATTGTCCAATAGAAAAACTTGCAGTCTTACTTACGCATGCAGCACTTGAGCCACCTATATAAGGTCTAGCCATAATTAGCCTCCTTAATCTGTAACTTTAAACAGATGATGACTTTCTATTAATGTCATACCAACGCCTTCATCAGAGAAGTATTGATCCTTCACTCCATCAAAAGCATTGTCTGTCTTAATGTTAGCCTGATACATAGGTGAACGATACTGAGCATGGAAGAGGTTCTCTTCACTTACAACAAGCATGTACTTGTTATAAGGTCCACGCAATGCGGGAGTTGGAATCAACTGCAGGATACCGTGAGGTGTCTCAAGTACCTTGTAGTTAAAGCCCAGAGAATCACGTCTCATATCACTCAGATTAACAGTCCAGCCTGATGATCCAGCTATGCCTTCGCTACCAGCCATTTTAGACCAGTATCCAAGTGCACCAGCACCACAGAAAGCTCTCTTTACACCAGCTTCAGGAACATACTGGAAAACTTTTTCCGTGTCGTCCACAAAACTGTTATAGGTATAAGTAGCTTCTGAGATAGTGAATACATTCTGATAATCATAAGAACCAGTCTCACCGTATTTATCCATAGCACTTACAGCACCATAGGTTGTCCTAAGAACATTGCCTGAAGCATCTGTTCTTCCATCGTCAGCAAATGTTTCATCAACATTAGACGCTTTATTGCCTGCATCATATGCAGCTTCACCTAGACCAGTTCCACTATCACGCTGTCCGAAAAGGAAAGCCTTCTCTTTTTGCATTTTGTGTTCCTGGTTCTTCTGTGCACGTAAACGTGCCAGCTCTGAGGATTCACCACGCAGTGATGCAGCTAAGAGTGTTCCAGTAATCTGCAAAGGAGTCTTAAATATCTGTGAAGAATTATAGACTACCTGCAATTCATCAGCCCACGCTTCAGGTGCGGTCATACCTTCACCTTGTGCATTACCGATCACATACATCGGGGCATCATCTACAACACTGAATGCGGCTCCAGAAAGCGACTTCATGGTAAGGTTAGAACCTGATACTGCAGTAACTACAGCTGTTCCAGCTTTAGTTGTTTCTGCAACATTCCAGCATTCGAATACTAATCCGATCCATGAATCATCTGGAGTAGATGACAAACCAACAATACCATCGACAGCAACTGTATCGCCACTATCATCGTCATCTAGTGTAACACCAGAACCGTTATTAACAAGACACTTCTGTTTTACCCAAGGATTACGATGCTCGAACATCTTAAAAATTGGGTCTGGCACTTTCCTGCTTTCACGGTTCGAAATCACAGTAGTGAAAGGGGCAACATCAGTCCAAAGTTCTTTTACAACTTGTGGGCTGACGTAGAAATCCCTTCGATCCGTATACAGGACTCCGGCAGTACCGCCGTTATACATTGACTTTTTTGTTTCAGCCATTGTTTATTGTCCTTTCTTTATGAACGCTTCCAGCCCAGCATACCTGCATTGAACACATCTTCATCATTCATAGGAGGCTCAGTCTTGCCAGTTTCCACAGCTGCGGTCCTCGGCATTGACGCTATCTCCCGTTCCTTAACGATCTGATCTTTGCGTTGCTCAACTTGAGCGTTCGGTGCGTCCTTCATCTGGTACAGCTTGGCAAGATGGTCAACGGTGACGTTATTTGGATTGCTAGCCCATTCGACAAAATTACGTGCCTGATCGGGTGCCCATCCATATGAACTGACAACATGGGAATAGGCATTATTGCGAAGATTATTACTCTCCTGCTCAATCATAGCCTGTTGATAACGCTCTGCGTATTGACGCTCACGTTTCGTTTCCCTGTCCTCAATAAATGTAATGTAGTCATCGTTGTACTTCTCTTTATTCAAGCGGTACTTGAAAGAAGCACTTTCGGGGTCATTGTACGCATCAACCTCGTTGTAGTTGACTGGTTTCTCCGGTTTGACGGGTGACTGCAATGAATCCTGCTGAACCATCTGTCCATTAGGTTGTCCATTGGGGGGTGCCTGCTGTTGAGACTGCATAGCCTGCTCACGAAAGTAAGCAAGCTCCTGCTGTGTCTGTGACAACTCACCCTTCACCTTGTCTGCCTGACTTTGCCAGTATTCAAACCTACTCGGGTCGTCTTTTGCAGGTTGTTGAGAGACATCTTCACTTTCAGCCCGTTGCTCTCCTACAGGCGTTTCGTTGATTGATGGTCCAGATACATCGACTTCGAATAAATTGGTATTCGTTACGTCATTACCTGCCGGGACCTCCGCTCCCTGAACGGGAACCTTTGAGTCCTCTACTCCATATCCAAACGGATCAGCATCAACTTTAAGTCCAGCTTCTTGTGCTACTTCAGCCATGTTTATCTCCTTTGCGATTTGTTTTCAGCAACCGCTATTTTAAACCGACCTTTTTACTGGTTGCTTTTTTCACTTCCTCACGAAGTTTCTTAAGCTCATCTGAAGCTCTTTCCTTGTATAGCTGTGTAGCCATCTCTGCTTTAGCTTCAGCCTTTGCCAGTTTTTTCTCAAATTCTTTGACCTCAACTCGCTTGCGGTCATGTATAGATTCACGCTGTGCAGTCTGCAGATCGCCTTTTAACTTTTTGATCTGTTCCTGCTGCTGCTGGACCTGCTGCATCATTTTCTGCATCTGTCCAGCTCTTTCAAGAACTCCTTCCATATCTGCAACATCAGTCTGTTTAAGTACTTCAGTCTGATCTATTAAGCCAGCTTTAAAGAGTTCCATATAATACTCGAATCTAGCCCATCTATTAGATGGCAGGGTAGAGCCAGAAACAACAATTACATCATATTTACCTATTGTTATATCATTGATCTTTGAAATCAGCTCTCCAGACACATCATCGTAGATGTTCTGGTTTACTTTTACTTCTTTAGGTTTATTATTGGGCTGGATCAGCCTGACTGTCTTTTCAGACTGGTATACAAACTGGATCAAGCCTACTACAGACCTGGCAAGCTGGTTTAAGGATGATTCAATATCATCACGCTTGGACTTGATCCTGCGTTGTCCAAACTCGTCCATTGCGATAGTGCCTTTGAATGTCTGCGGTGCAGAGCCTACATCACCCTGCATGAATGTATATATTCCTAAAATTCTTTCAATATCCTGTTTCGCATCTGCCTCATTCTTATAAAGCTCGTTAGGAAGTGGTACGGGTCCAGCCACAATAGGCTGTCCAAGCTCAGGATCGAACTCAATAACAGCAGTACCTGCCTTTGCCCACTCTTCTTCAAGCTGTTTCTTATTCATAGAACCACGAGGAATAAGGAGTTTCACGTTAGTAGAAGAGCTTGCATGTGCTACTATAAGAGAGCGAATCTTATTTATGTATTCCTGAAGACCCCTGACAAGCCTGACATCGCTTGTTGGATAAGGATTCCTGTTATGTCCGTTCATAAAAGGAACAATAGGGTAATCTTCAATGGGTAGAACAATGGAATATAGATAAACATCGCCTACCGAGATGCACTGCTTGATATTCGTATTCATCACCTTGGTCATCATGATCTTGTCACTATCAATCAGTATACCCTTGTCAATCATGTCAATGCTCGTTGTACTATTTGGTATAGAAGTTAGGGTTTCTTCTCCCTTTACGGGAACGGGTTGACCTGTCATTGGGTCTTCTTCTAAATGATATACCTTGCCTACAGCCTCTACGATCTGCATAAAATTCTTTACATTACTTCGATCTGTGAATATCTGCTGGCTCTCTGATGT